ACAAGCAGTGCAGCCTCACTAAACCGCTCCGCCTGTTCCCGCAGTTCTGCGGCGTGGCGGGCTTCGGTGGCTGCTTGGGATTGCACCGCATCCAAGAGCGCGCAACGCAACTCGGTGTGCTTCGCATCGTCCAAATCGCTGCGTCGGTTGATGGCGTGGGCATTCACCAGCGCCAGCGCTTTTGCTTCGATGTCGGTCATTGGGGTTCTCCAAGTGCTGCGCGGGCTTCCGCTTCGGTTGCGTGTTCGGTGAATGTGAACCGCTCGTCGGCATCAGGATCGTCGGTCACACGGACGGCGCACCAGATGCTTGGAAGTGATGTAGCGCACTCCACTTCAAACACATGATTGCCGGGTTCTGGGTCGTACATTTCGTCAATGACCTCGTGTGGGGAGAACCAGCAACGATCACCCTCGTCTGGCATATAGAACCACGTTGCACAGGTTAGCTTTCGCAACCGCGCATTCTCTGCCCGCAGTTCGCGGATTTCGGTGTCGGTCATGCGTTGGTGTCCTTCTGGCGCGCGCCACGGCATCCCAAGCACTTCCCTTGCGTAGGCGTCTGGCGTGCCCACCCACAGGCCGTGCGGTGTGTTTACCTTGATGCATCCGTCCAAGGATAGGTTGCCGATATTCTCCAGCGCACCGCGCAGCCGCTCCAGTTCGTCAATGTCAACCATCACTTCACACCTCGAATGATCCCGCGGCCGCGCTTGGTTATTCCCCAGATGCTGCTGTCCGGGGTGTTGCCGTAGCCATGATCGTCTGGAAGGGCGCGACTGTCGACCAGCCCCTTGAACCACAGCACCTGCATTGCATCCGCGCTGGCGCGCAGGTGGCGGCGCGCGACCATGCCCCAGTCCCCACATCCATCACCGGATATTCTTTCAAGGCGACGTAGGATCTTGATCTCGCGTTCGGTGACGGGCTCCGTCACAATAACCTCAGGGCTTCCGACAGTGACGGCATATACCTTGATACCCGGATCATACGTAAACATCACTCGTCCTCCATACTAAGCACGATCTCAAACGTGCGGCCTGCCCAGATGAAGCCAATGCGGGCGCTGCAATCCGGACAGAAGGTGCGCAGCTTGTCGGCGTCTTCGATGATCCGCTTGCCCAGTTCGGCCGCGAACTCTGGCTCAGGTTTAAAATCGTATGGCGCCGTGATGATCGCATAGAGGACAACCGAGAAGCTGACGATCACAGTGGTCAGCACTATGGTGACGGCGATAATCTGCGGCGTGCTCATTTCTTCTTCCTCTCTTCCTCACGGGCCTTGCGTTCGCGCATGATCCGCGCCCGGGCCAGATTAATTGCGTCGTCGAGATACTTCGCCTCACAAGTGGCCTCGTCCTTTCCCATACACACTGTGGCGACCGCATTGCCGTCGGCCATGTCGATGTTTGGGCCGCGCGTCCCCAAGCTGACGATCACATAATCATCCTGATCCATCATCAGGGAATACAGGTCAGCCTGAAGGCGCAGGATCCGACTGCGGGGCCAAGCTTCGCTCATTTCTTCTTCCTCTCGGACATCAACTTCCAGAACCTGCGGTCTTCGTCGGACATCGGTTGCAAGCCAGCGTAATCTTCCGCCGGCCGGGATGTGGATCGGACCACTCCATTGATGATGTAGCGCATCACTCAATGTCCTTCACGAACACGCCGCCCACCATGCGGCCCTTCCGATCCTTAATCTCCTGCCACGCCTGTTCGATGCAGCCCTCGATGGACACGCCGGTCTGCTCAGCCATGATCGTGAGCACCACAACCATGTCGCCGATGGCATCCCAGACCTCGCTCTGCCGGTTCCGGGCAAGGCCGGCGGCCAGCTCACCCATCTCCTCGGCAAGCTTGATGAACTGCTTGTCGGCGCTGCTGCCATCAATCAGGTTGCGGTCACGCGCCCAACCGCGGATGTCTTCGAAACGGTTCATTGCATTCTCCTATACTGGCATCTTCGACAGCGGTTTGCGCTGCTTGGTCAGTCCATACTTCACACGCTCGAGCTCGAGCAGCTCACGCTCACGCTGCTCACGCAGTGCGGCGGCATCATTCGTGCGACTTGGATCCCACTGCATGGGGCCGCGCTTCTTCTTATGGATGGTGGTGCGCAGCGCATTGGCCACGAACCTGTCGCAGGTATCACCCTGAAGGAATGCGAACACTTTGCGAGGATTTGCCAGCACCAGCGTCGACAGCCCGTTCAGCGGCACCCCGCTCTCTCTCATCCATGCCATCACCTCACGGCGCAGATCATCTGATTCCTCAACGGACAGGAGCTCGTCGATCCACGAAGCCTCCTTCGCCACCTCCTGCTTCGCATCCCTGACAGGCTTCTGGAACACGCCGCTATCGAAGCGGGGTGGCCACGTCAGCCGGCAGCTCAGGAAGTACAGCCACTGATCGAGCTCATCCAGCGTGACGCCAATGTATTTCGCCGCCGCCTGCCTACTCTTGCAGTCGTTCGCCGCCGCATCACATAGCCGCAGCAGCCATTGCCTCTGCTCCGGTGTAAGGTGCTCGACCTCACGCCATGTCGTGCGGGGGTGGTCAGTCATTGGTCAGCCGATCTGCCACCAGCTTGGCATACCCAGCGATGTCCACCCATGAGTCGGCGTACCTCGGATCCCCGTTCACGATCCGGCCGATCTTGTGAGCAATCATATCGAGAGCTTCGACCATGTCGTCCTCCATCTTGACGAACGACGGGCCCTGCCTGATCTCATGCTTGATGGCCTGCGTGATGCTGGCATGATCCTTAAACTCACCGTATCGCGAGCCACGCTCGGTCAGCACTGCGTCGATATCTTCCGCCATCTTTTCTCTCCTTCCTTGCGCACCTCGATGTGCATCGTGGTGGCGTCATCCATTTCGTACAGGTGCAGATACCTCTCGGCCTCAGCTATTGCCCGATCGTCGTCGCCGAACCCTGAGGCAATGACCAACCCGAACTGCTTGATGCGCCAGCTCAGCATCGTCCCCACTCACGGATGCGAGTGGCATAGGCCGGCGGGATCCGCCCGGCATTGCGCCAGTAGGTACCCATCGCCGGGCTCACACCCAGCTTGCGGCAGATCTCCGTCTGGTTCAGGCCGGTCAGCTCCTTCGCTCGTTCCATCGTCAACTTGTGGTGCTGCGACTGGACCAGATAATACAGATCCTCGAACGCCTTCAGCGGCACCTCTTCAAGGCCCCACCTCCATGCCTCGACCTTCTTCTTGCCCACCCCATGCAGCTTGGGCAGGTGGCGCAGGCCGACACCGCACGCAGCGACCATCGATTTATATGCGACGGACAGCTGCTTGTAATCGAGCCGGCGCTGCCGCCCTTCATAGTCCGGCGTGACCTGCTCGATGGTGGCATTGATAGCCTCGGCCACCTTCGCCCGGTACTGCTCCGGTATCTCCTTCTGTCGCCGCCACTTCTCGATGGTGTAGCGATTGATCGGATACCCCAGCAGCCGGACCATTGCGGATATTCCACCGACGCGCTTGAGAATTGCGCCGAATGAGAGACGCTGTTCCATCAGTCCGCCTTCACAAACCGGCCGCGCTCGTCACGCTTGGGTCCACGCTTCACCCGCTCGCGCATCAGCGTGTCGATTGCCTTGCGCAGGTACTGTTCCTCAGCCCGACGCATCACCAGCTGTTGCTCCAGCTCACGGACCACCAGCCACGGCAGGAAGATACGTTTCAGCATGTCACAGTCCCTTCTCTTTCAGTGCGGCCAGCAGTTCCTCGACAATATCGGACAGCTTGCGCGCCTCACCTGCCGGCACTGCGGGATCCGGTGTATTGCGCAGCTCCTTGAGGTGCGCTGACACTTCCTTGACGCGCGCCTTGGGGATCTCGCCGCGCGCCTTCCACCATCCGACAGCGGCGGAGCTGACACCGATAGCCTTGGCCAGATCCTTCTGGCCTCCATAATACTGGTACTCTTTCGGGAACTTCATACTTCTTCTCCTACGTATTGAGCGATGCCCTCGTCCTCGAACGCCGCCCACAATTCGTGCTCAGGCTTCGCCATCAGCTCCGCATGCATCCGGTCGGTCAGCTCGAGCCTCAGCTCGTGCAGGCTCATCCTCCACACCAGCTTCTCGGCCAGATCCCAGACCCTCTCCGAATGCGAAATCTCCATGCCGTCCATTGTCTACCTCCTCGATTGTCCGATGCCCCGGGAAGGGGAACACGGGTGGTGCAGCGCGCGGCCTCATCGCGTCGCCATCCAATAGATAACGTAGCCCCAGCTGCCGGCGCCGTGCGCAATCGCCCACACCAGCGAGCCATGCGTTCCGCCGCTCAGCACCGCAGCCAGCGCAGCGCCTGTCCAGTAAACATCACGCTTACGCATCGCGCCGTACCTCCGCGTCACCGAAGCAGGTCAGGCCGCTTAGCAGGCGCTCTGCCTCCGCAATCCCGCCCGCAGCCATGCGCTCCAGCTCTGTCCTCAGGTACCGCACCGTCCGCTCCGCCTCCTGTGCTCGCTCCGCGAAGTCAGCCACATCATCGGTCAGCTCCGCCTCGATCCTCTCAAGGTTCTCGATGTACCGGACGACGATCTCAGTCATCTTGTCATGCATCAGTCCCACCCCTTGCAGCCGCAATAGTATGCGTCGGTTTCCCATGCGCCGTGCGGCTGGAATGCGTGATCCTCATGCTTCCCCGGCGCCGTGTCCATGTACCCGCAGACGCACTGGTGCAGCGCCATCCGCGACGTCTCGCTGCGGTCCTCGAAGAATGCCAGCATATGCCGGTCAGACGGGACAGTGTGCCCGCAGTACGTGCAGGATGCCATGCGCCTCATGACAGCGCCTCGTCTGGCAGATCCACGCTAACATCCTGCACACGATTGGCCTTCGCCCGCTCCAGCGCATCCTCGAGCGCCTCTTTCAGCGTATCACCATACCCATGCGCACACGGAGCCGTGTCTCGATAGTACCCGGACCACCACACCGTAGCCATGCACTTCCCGGACAGGCGGATGCCGACGTCTACGCGCTGCAGATCGTTCTGACGGACGATCTCGCGCAACGAATTCTCTAACTTACCAGTCATTATGCCGCCTCCAGTTCACGCATCCGCGCGTGCTTCGCGCCTGCCCCATGCGGTGCAATCACAATCGATGCCCGCGCCTTCCCGCTCATTCCCATGCACGCCTTGCAGCTTGCGCAGTCCGTCTTCTTCCCGGCCTCCGCCGATGCAGGACAGCGCACTTCCTTGCCGAACAGCAGCCCGGCACCAACCCGGAATGTGCGATAGCCCAGCGCCCGCGCCTCATCGCCCTCGTCCAGCGTGTCGGCCGATGCCATCACCAGCTTCGACCATGCGGGATCGATCCGCTTCCACTGGTGCGTATACCCGGTCCATCCAGCAGCGTGCTTCACCAGCTCCTGCCAGATAGCGCGCGGCGCTGCAGCCGGATCGCCATACGTGCCCAGCCGGACCATGCGCCCAGCCACCAGCTGCCCCGCATCCTCCGGGGTGACGGTCTCATAGACACCGCGCAGCCATGCCTGCCACACCGATGCCGGGCCATGCGCCAGCGTGACGTAGCAGCTGCGGCCATTACCCATGCCGTCGCCCCGATGTTTGCAGTCACCGCAGATCGATTCATCCGCACCGCTGCGCACCGCTGCAATCGGATGCCGATCAGCGCGCAGGATGTACGTCTGGATCATGTCACCAGTCTTGCTATTGCGGGACCGTGCCTTGAGACCAGTCACCACCACAATAATGCGCTTGCCGTCAATCATGGACGGGCCATCGTAAATAATCATATCCGTTCCCCTCGTCAAAGCGGGCCATCAATGCGTCTATTAAATACTCTCAATTTAACGGGCGTCAACCCCTGTTAAACAGCGCCTCCGTTTCCTCATACGTCAGCGCCTCGGGACCGCGCCCGCGCCACGGATCGTGCAACAGATCCCGGTCAATGCCCAGCTCGTCGGCCAGCGCGCAAGCCCGGTCCAGCGGCATGGAATTCGCTTTGATCCATGCGTATACCGCGACGTGCGATATACCCAGCCGATCAGCCAGCGGCCTCGCTCCGCCCAGCCGGGCAACGATTGCCTTGATGCTCGCTCGTTTCATTCTGCCACCTCCTCGAATGCCGAGCCATCCAGCGCGGCCTTGAACCCTGTCACCAACATCGCAATCGTCTGGTCCAGCGTATACGGATAGCTCGTTGCCTTGCGCCGGTGAAACCGATTAACATCCGCTCCAGCCCACCCCTTCAGGGGTCGCACTGCCCCGAACCATGACAGCAGCGGCGTCGGCCAGTCCTTCGACACGGACAGCGAAACCTCCAGCACGCCCGGCACAGCAAAGGCCAGCCTGCATTCGTGCCAGTTACCTTTCGGGGCTACGAAATTCCCGCGCCTATCCAGCCATACCAGCCGCGTCAGCTTCACCCCCTCGATTGCGTCCAGCGCCTTCAACAGGTCATCAACAAACCGCTTGCGCTGCGCCTTCAATCGCAGCTCCGTCACCTCCGTATACCGCTCCATCACACCACCTCCACGTTATACTGTCGCCACGACGGCCAGCGGAAATACCCGCCGAACCCTTCCACCTTGAACAACGGCTTCGTCCCTGCCCGCAGCACCGTGACCTCCCGGAGCGGGATCCCGGCCACGGTCGGCACGCTCTCGTTCGCAATGCGCAGCCGCATACCCTCAGCCAGCTTCGGCAGGGCCGCGCGCCGGGCATGATACTCACGGCACTTCGCGCGCCATCCATTCGCGTATGCGTTCTCGGTCGGCGTCAGCGCGTCCAAGATCCGCACCGGGCAGCGCCATGCGTATGGGCCCATTTCCTCGGACATGTCTTTATACCCGAACGTCAGCCCATCGCGCGCCCTCGGGTGAAACTTCAACAGAAACACCGCGCACCAAACCTCGCGCGTCCCATCCGGGCGCACCCATTCGACAGCCGCATAGTATTCGGTGCGATTCACAATCGCGCTGTCCAGCACGCGCCGCGCACCGCTCTCATTCGTCCACGTCAGCGAGCGATCCAGATCCTCGCGCACGTTCAACGGCTTTTCCTTAAACGTCCAACCCATATTCGCCTCCTATAATCCCGCGCCGTCAATGCGCACCGGCTTACATCCCTGTAGCGCCCGGGCGGCCTCACGCTCGCCCTCAAGCCACAGCCATGAGATAGCCGCATCAATATCCCGGAAGGAATGCAGCCTCTTCCGCCCCTCATCGCTCAACAGGAACGCATCCGTTCCAGACCAGCCATGCCAGCGCCCGTATATAAACGCGCCCATCAGACCGCCCCTTCCCTAAACACCAGCGCCACCACCAGCAGCACCAGCAATCCAACCAGCAACAACGTGCCGTCCGTTCCTGTCAGTGTCATTCGTCCTCATCCCAGTTCACGGGCTGCGAGTAATCGAACACATCGTCGTCATCGATCAGCGGCTGTTCTGCAGCGTCTGAATACGGATCATCCCCCTGCAGCAAGCGACCCATCTGCAACGGCGTCAGCCGCCGACTATCACCCCACGGATCATGCAACCAATCGCGGTCAATACCCATCATCAGAGCAATCACCTCCGCATGGCGCGTCGGTATGCTGTTCGCCTTCACCCACTTCGAAACAGACGGATGAGAAACCTTGAAACGACGTGCCGTCGCAACCACACCGCCGAAGTGCTGCACCAGTGCCCCGATGTCCAATCGTCCACCAGTCTCACCACCACATACCCGGCAAATCGTCCTCTGATCGTCCATATTTTCCTCCAATCCGCAGCTACAACTTTCGAAAAAACGGTAACCTGACGGGAACCGTTCGTCAATGGGTACGTAATTTTATTTCCGCATGCATAAAATAGCATGTCACCGATTGGTTACGTGTTCCGTTTAGGTTACGTAGTCTGTTCCTCTAATTTTAATCCGTCACTTAAAAGGAACGGCGATAAGTGCCCACAAACGCTGGATAATTTCCAAAAACGGGGCAACCGTAACCCAGAGTGCACAGTAACAGCTACAGGAAAATATAGCTATATAGAGAGAAAAATACCCCGTAACCAAAAAGTTACCATTTTTCCAATTATATATATATCTATATTGGAGTAGAGAGATATATATATATGGGGATCTGCCACGTTTCGGCGGTTTTTTTAACAGATCCGCCCATTTTTGCGTAGCGGATTTTTCGAAAAACGGGAGAAACGCCACGGGGCGGCGCTGTTCCCGATATTTCAGTAAACCGCCGGGGTTTATTTTACGGCCGCGATTTTGCCGCCCTCCATCACGACGTTGGCGAAGAATTCCCGCTTGTGCCCGGTCATGTGGGGCCGGTTGCATCCGGTCAGCGTGCCGTCGGCGCGGTATTCCGGGCCGAACACCGATGTTTCGCGGTAACGCAGGGGCTGGCCGATGCACTCACGCATGGCTTTCTTGGTCGGATAGTCGAAGATCAACATGATGGTCGCCTTTCATTGTGCCGTATTTTGCCCTCAGAGGGGCCTTACAGCGCGTTCATGGGGTTGCCCGCTAGGTAGGTAGCCCAGAGCACGATATTCGCGCTGAGAAACCTTCCTAGCGGATTTCTGTAAATTATTTACAAGCGGGAAATCCGCAGGCTTCCATGAAGCGAGCCCGCTCGAAGCGGGGGTTTTCCCGCCGCAGTGCATGAGCGATGTAGGAAGCGGCCTCATACACACCGTTCCGGGCCATCGCCGGGTCGGCATAGTCGCCAGCCGCTTCACCGGCATTGCGGATCGCGTCGGCAATCAGAATGAAATCCTTACGTGTCACATCGGTTCCTTTCCCCTGATACGCGAACCTATATGGTTCGTGACATAAACCCTGTGCAGACAGGGCTTACATCACGGGGCGCGCCTGTTGCCTTGCTATCAGCGACGCGCCCTCGTGTGGCCGTCAACGGTTCCTAGGCATTTCGATCACACGATCAGCGCTTGCACGCTCGCCCGGTGGCGCATCCGGTCCAACGGCTGTTTCACCGCTGACATAAACCGGGATGTTGTCCCACCTACCACGCTAAACCAGACCAACACCCGTTTCGGCTCACGCAATCCAACCGTGTCAGGGCCGGGTATGCAGCGACGTAATGCGACTAAGCGCGGGGCATAGGGCGGCAAACAGGGCCGCTATCCTTGGGCGCTATGCCAGCACCGGCAGCTCATGGGAGAGCCTTTCTTGCTAGTCGTCAAACCAGCGATGTTTTGAACGATAGTGAAACCGTTCTGGTTGTCAACCGTTTTGTTTGACTCTGCCCTTGGCGATTGCGCGGCGTACTCTCGGACCGCAATGCCGCTAGGCTTGTCGAAACGTACCAGCGATTGCGCTGGCCGGTTGATGTCTCCGGTTTCCCTTCGACGCCCCAAGTTATGACCGGGTTAATCGGATTAATCAATCCCCTTGAACGGTATAATGATACCGCTCCGGCCTAAGCCCTTGATAAATAAATAAATTATTTTCGTCGGGGTAGCTAAGCCATTGAAATCACAGGGATCTTCGAAGCGTCCGCATTGCGCGGATAGCAGACACCCACGCGCCCACGCGCCAGCGCGTCACGTCACGCGCGTGCGCTTCGTGCGCATCCCACGCGCGCTCAGAGAAGATCCCCATGCGCGCACAGGCAGGCGCGTAGGCGCACCCCCACCCACCCACTCGCGCGCGAAGGCCGGGGGTTTAGATATCTATATACCCAACCACACCCGCATTCTGGGAATTTTCCGCCCGCCCCCAGCGAAACCATTCTGGTTACCCCACCCCTGAGATCACCCCCGGTAGGGGCACCCTGTTTGGTTCCATACCCAGCGCGCCGGGATTACCCGCCGAGATTGACACAGTTCGAGATTCCCCGCCGAGATTGACACAGTTCGTGGACAGGATTATCTACCGGATATGGAAGACGATCTGGAGGCTCTGCTGTCTGGAGTGCCTGATGAGGCGCTTCCGTTTGATGTCACACCCTATTCCGGGCCTGAGCCGTTGCAGTTGCCGGCGCCGAGTGGTCGGTTGTCGCCTGAGGAGATTTTTGCGCGGACGTATGTGCGCAATGGGAATGACGCGGCGGCTGCGGTTCGCAAGGCTGGTCTGCAGGACGCGCGTTATGACATGGAGTACGTGGTTCGGGGCTTGCTGAGCCGGCCGGATGTGCAGGCGTATATTGAGCGTGCGCAGGACATGGTGGCTGCGGATCGGGATGTGGGCCGATATACGCGGGAGTTTTTCCTGCACGGCTTGCAGGAGGTGCGTGAGAAGTCGATGGATGCGAACCAGTTCGCGAGTGCGATATCGGCGACGAAATTGCAGGCTCAGCTTCTGGGGATGCTGGAGCAGACGGTTAATGTGAACCACAGTGTGTCGCCGCGTGAGCTGTCGCTGGCGGATTTGCGGGCGATGGTGGCGAAGCACGCGGTGGTTGATGGTGAGATGAGGGTTATTAACGATGGCGGTGAGTGACGAGGCGTATTTCGTGCCGATGACGTTTGATGCCGATTTGGAGGTGAACGTGATGGCGCTGATTGATGTGATGGAGGGCCGTGCGATCCCGCCGGCTGGCGCGTGGGATGATATCAAGGAGCAGGTCGCCGATTGCCTGAAGCAGTTCGTGGAGCTGCGGCGTGGCCGGGCCGGGTGAAGTTACGCCCGCGATGATGCGGGAGTGGTTTCCCGAGGCGCGGGTTATCTGTGAGTGCGGTGAGGCGCGGGGCGTGTGCCCGGCCGGGTGTTCGTGGCTGAGGCGTGCGCGCGAGGGCGTGCGCGAGTGGCTTGCGCGGGGTGATGAGGTTGTGGCCGGAGATAATGAATGACCCACACCCCGGGCGAGATGGATTTCGACGCACTGGTCGCGGAGCTGATTGCCCGCGAGGAGGCGATGGAGTCGCTCGCCGCGTATATTGAGTACGTATCCGGCCTGAAGCCGCCGCCGCACATTCGGTTGGTGTGCGAGAAGCTGGAGCAGGTGGCAGCCGGGAAGCTGAAACGCCTGATGATATCCATGCCTCCGGGCCACGCGAAGTCGTTCACCGCGTCGCAGCACTTTCCGGCGTGGTTTCTGGCGAAATACCCGGATAAGAACCTGATGTGCGCGTCGCACACGCAGGAGCTGTCGGACAGTTTCGGCCTCAAGGTCCGCAATATCGTGAAATCCGACGAGCACAGGCGGATTTTCCCGGAGTCTGGCATCAGCAGCGATAAAACCGCGGCCGGCGAGTGGATGACGCTGGGCGGCGGGTCGTATAAAGCCACCGCAGTAGGCGCATCGCCGACCGGACGCCGCGCACACCTGATCATCGGGGACGATCTGCTCTCAGGGATCGAGGCCGCGGAGAGTGAATCGCACCGCAAAAAGCTGTGGGCGTGGTACCAGAACGACCTGTTTACGCGGCGCGTGGACGACGACACGCCCATCATCCTGATCGGTACGCGCTGGCACATCGGAGACCACTTCGGGCGGTTGGATCAGGAAGAACGCGACGGGACCGGCGAGAAATGGGAGCGGATCATCTTCCCGGCACTGGCGCTCGAGAACGATCCGCTGGGCCGGGAACCCGGTGAGGCGCTCTGGCCGGAGCAGTTCAGCAAGGAAGGGCTCGAGGCCATCCGCAGACGGTCCAGCACCACGGCGCGGATCTGGTCGTCGCTCTATCAGCAGAACCCGGTCGTCGAAAATGGCGGGATCATCGACCAGACGTGGTTTAAATGGTGGCGATCAGCCGACCCACCGAAGATTAAATATGTGATCCAGTCGTGGGATACCGCGCTCACGGCGAATAAAACGTCCGCGTACAGCGCCAGCACGACGTGGGGCGTGTTCGATGACGACAATGACATCCCGAACCTGATCCTGCTGTCGGCATGGCGAGACCGCGTCGAATGGCCGATCTTGCGCAGGCAAGTGCAGCGCATGGCCAAGGACTATCGCGACGACAATTATCGCGTCCCGATCAAGCCGGTGCGCGGGCGTCAGCCCGATACCATACTGGTCGAGGCCAAGGCGAACGGACAGATGCTGATCCACGACCTCGCGCGGGCAGGCATCGTGGCGACGAAGTTCAATCCGGATAAGTTCGGCGACAAGATCGCGCGCGTCAGGCTGGTCACAGACCTGATCGAGAACGGGCGTGTGTGGCTGCCGGCTCAGGGTCCGACGTACGAGACGCTCAGGCCGTGGGCCGCTGACTTTCTGGAACAGTGCGTGCAGTTCCCGGCCTCGGACGCGCGCGACTGGGTCGACACGATGACGATGGCGTTCCTCCGGGTGAAGCAATCCGGGTGGGTCGCGAACACTGAAGACCCGTACGAAGAACACTACGACACGCCAGCCGAGAGGGTGGCATTCTATTAAGCGACGTGATAGGAATTGGCATGGCTCGGAAACCCACCTCGCTCGCTGACACGCTGCGCCCTGCTTTCGAGGGCATCGGCGGCGTCGATGTTGACACGCCTGAAGGCGACATCGAGATCGAAATCCCCGATGACGAGGGTGAGATGGTCGATGGCGCGCTGGTCATCGAAAACGACGACGGTTCAGTCGACATCGATTTCGCGCCAGAGATGGGCGGAGCGCTGGATATCGAGGACCAGAACGCGAATCTGGCCGAATACATGTCCGAAATGGATCTTGCCGGCCTGTCGCAGGCGCTGATGCAGGGCGTCGAAGAGGACCGCGAGAGCCGCTCTGACTGGGAAACCACGATGACGCGGGGCATCGAGCTGCTCGGCCTGAAGTTCGAGGACCGCACCACGCCGTTTAAGGGCGCATGCGGCGTGTTCGACCCACTCATGGCGGAGGCCGTCATCCGCTGGCAGGCCGTAGCGCGCGGAGAGCTGATGCCAGCCGCAGGACCGGTGAAGACGCAGGTGATCGGCGTCCCGAACCCGGCGCTGGACGACCAAGCGAGCCGCGTCAAGGAATGGATGAACCTGTACCTGACGGAGCTGGCGCCGGAGTACTACGAAGAATTCGACCAGATGCTGATGTGGCTGCCGCTGGTCGGCTCCACGTTCAAGAAGGTCTATCAGGATCCGGTACTGGCACGCCCTGTCGCCCGGTTCGTGACGCCGCAGAACTTCATCGTGTCCTACGGCACGAGCGATCTGTCCACGTCGCCGCGGTACGCCCACATCGTCCACATGACGCGCAAGGCAATGCGTCAGGCGCAGATCTCTGGCCAGTATCGCGACGTCGATCTGGGCGAGCCTGAGGCGCTCGAGGACGGGTCGCCGCTGCAGGCCGAGGTCGACTCCACGCAGGGCGTTCAGCCGGGCGCTGAGGGCGTCGAGGACTACAAAGTATACGAGGTCTACGCCGATCTTGACCTCAAGGGCTTCGAGAACGAGGACGGCATACCGCTGCCGTACGTCGTGTCCATCGAGACCCACAGCCGCAAGGTGCTGGCGATCCGCCGTAACTGGAAGGCGGGGGACGCATCGTTCCAGAAAAAGGCGCACTTCGTCCACTATAAGTTCATGCCGGGGCTCGGGTTCTATGGCCTCGGTTACGCGCACATCCTCGGGAACAGCGCGAAGACCGCCACGTCGATCCGGCGCCAGCTCATCGATGCCGGCACGCTGAATAACTTCCCGGGCGGCCTGCGCGTCAAGGGTATGCGGATCGAGGACAACAACCTCGGGATCGGGCCCACCGAGTTCCGCGAAATCGATACGGGTGGCCTGCCCATCCAGAACGCGATCATGCCGATGCCCTATAAGGAGCCGTCGCAGGTATCGCTTGCTCTCCTCAAGGAGACGTACGAAGGTGCTCGTAATCTCGCCAACACGGCAGAGATTGCGGTGGGCGATGGTCGTCAGGACGCTCCGGTGGGAACCACTGTCGCGTTGATGGAAGCTGCGACCCGCGTCCAGTCCGCTACCCTCAAGCGGTCGCACAAATCACTCGGCCAAGAACTGAAGATGATCGCCGACCTGTTCGGTGAACACCTGCCTGACGCTCCGTATCCGTTCCCGGTGCGCGGCGGCATGAAGGCGATCATGCGTCAGGACTTCGTCACGAACGTCGACGTCATCCCGGTCAGCGACCCGAACATCTCGTCGTCGGCCCAGCGCATGATGCGCGCAGAGGCACTGCTCCGCTTTGCGACCCAGCAGCCGGAGCTGCACGACCTGACCGTCGCGTTCCGGCAGATGTATCGCGAGATGGGCATCGACGAGCAGATCGTGGAGATGATCCTGCCGAACAAGCAGAAGCAGGCCGTCCCGCTGGATCCGCTCACGGAGAACCAGAACGCGATCATGGGTATGCCGCTCAAGGCTGCGGAGTATCAGGATCACGACGCGCACATCGCTGCTCACGCGCCGATTGCCGGCGAGAACCCGAACCTGCAGGCGCACATCAACGAGCACTTGGCGCTCAAGCTGCGGGTTCAGGTGCAGCAGATGATCGGCCAGCAGCTTCCGCCCCCGGGCCAACCCATGCCGCCCGAGCTGGAGAACCAGCTGGCGATTGCAGTGGCTCAGGCGATGCAGCAGCTGGCGCCGATGTACAAGCCGCAGCAGGAGCAGCAGGTCGATCCTCTCGTGCAGGTCGAGGCGTCCAAGGTTGAGCAGAAGGCCACTAGCGATAAGCGCGATGCTGATGTAAAGATGGCAATCGCGGAGCTGAAGTATCGCAGCGACGAGGAAGACCGGAAAACGAAGGAACGCATCGAGGGGCTGAAGATCGCCGCAGAGGCCGCTCGCAATCTTGGAGATTAGGAATGGCTGACAACTCGATGCGCAGCAAGGCCGCTGCGATCTTTGGCAAGGAGTTCATGAACACCGTGAAGGGCAACCAGCCCTCCGGTATGCAGCAGAACGCCGCCGCCGCGCTTCAGAAGCGCGCCAACGCACGCCCGATCCCGGTGTATAAGGAAGGCGGGAAGATCAGCTCGCGCGTCGCAAACCGTGCCGCGATGGCTGGCTACAAGCATGGCGGCAAGAGCGTCCAGACCTCCTCCGACACCGCTCGTAAGCTGGCCGGCGAAATGGGCGGCATGAAGGATGGCGGCGAGGCGAAGTACAAGGCCAAGCTCGAGCGCAAGATGGCCGATATCGAGAAGGATTACGCCAAGGCGAAGGCCAAGAACCCGGACGTCGCCAAGGCGAAGTACGAGCAGCGGGTCGCTGACGCGAAGGATGACTACGCCAAGTGGACTAAGTCTGACCGCAGCGAGACCAGCAAGGCGGAAAAGGCTGCGGAAGCTGCTCTGAGTGAGGCACGTCGCACCAAGGGTATGAGCATCCGCGCCCGCGACATGGCCGCCAAGGGCACTCAGGTTTCGAAGTCGGAGCCCAGCGATGCGCCTAAGGCGCCGTCTGTGATTGAAGGTCCGGGCCTGAAGCCGACGATGGGCGGCATGCCGTCGCGCAAGGCCGTGAAGGCGGCGGCCCCGAAGGTCGCTAAGCCGCCGCGCCCCGCGCTGGTTAAGACCGAGGCGTCGAAGCCGGCGGCAGGTGACGCGAACATGGGTGCGTTCATGCGCTCGATGGGTAAGGCTCCCGCCGCTGTGGCGCGCCCGGGTATGGGCGGCGACACGGGTCGCATCGCAGGTGCGATGGGCCGCGCTCCGGCTGCAGTCGCTGCACCGACTTTCGAGCAGAAGCGTGCTGCCAAGCTGCAGCAACTCAAGGCCGCGGCGGATGCTCCGGGCGCCAGCAAGATGGCGAAGGATCGCTACCGCTATGCAGCGGAAACCGGGATGGTCCAGCTCAAGGAAGGCGGCAAGCCCTGCAAGCTGGCGGTCGGCGGCACCGGCAAGATGCGTAAGGGCTGCGCCCCGATCAAGCGCAAGGAAGGTGGTACCACCAAGCGCGAGGGTATCAGCACCCGCCCGACCACGCCGAGCGGACGCCGCATCACCATCGAGGAGCTGAACGCCACCAACCGCGACACTGGCGGTATGAGCGCTGCCCAGCTCAAGGCTACTGGTGAGGCCATCGGCCGCGGCAATCGTTCGCCCAAGGACAAGATGCCGGTCAAGCGCGCCAAGGGCGGCGCCGGCAAGGTCCGCAAAGGCATGATGACCCAGAAGGGCGATATCACCAAGGCGGTGAAGCCGAAGAAGGGCATCGGCGGTTTCATGTAACGGGGGTGTCGGGGAATGCCAGCAAGATCGAAGAAGCAGTTTCGCTTGATGGCGGCTGTTGCGCATTCCCCGGCATTTGCTAAGAAGGTTGGGATCTCACGGAAGGTAGGGCAAGAGTTCGCCTCCGCGACGAAAAATTATAAGAAGCTACCGGAGCAAAAGAATGTCAGCAGACGAACTGCGCCGAAGGGCGCTAAAGACGCTTGAGGAAGCGCGCGACCAATCCGTCGCATATACCCTCAATACCCGTTTCAGGCCGTCGACGATGGGTCAGACGTATGTCCCCGCCATGACTGCCGAAGAGATTGCCTTTCAGGTGACTGAGGGCAATGCGCTCACCCGCGCGTACACTTACGCCATCGAAGCCATAAACGAGGCGTACCGAACGATGTACGAGAGCGAGGAGCGGAAGAAGCCGGAGCAAGAGAAGATGGAGACGTACTGATGACTACCGATGTTCTGGGCATCAAGCTGCCTAAGCCGCAGGGCTTGAGCTTCATTGAGCCACACGAAGACGAAGAGGCGGAGGCGTTCATCCAGCGCCAGTTCCTCGAGATGACTGGTCAGCCCTTCGACATGAAGCCGGCCGGCTATCTGATCGCGCTGAAGATCTACGTCCGCCCCGAGGAGCTGAAGACGATCATTCGCGACGACGGCACCGAGGCCAAGCTGTACCTCCCGGATATCGTCCGCGCCGAGGACAAGTACCAGTCGTGCGCCGCTCTGGTCTGCGCGATGGGCCCTGAGGCCTACGAGGGCGAGAAGTTCCGCGAGAGTGGCCCGTGGTGCAAGGTTGGCGACTGGGTCATGATCCCGCGCTACGAGGCGACTGCGCTGTCGTTCCGCGGTGTGGCTATGGCCCTGCTGCCCGACGACCGCGTTCTGGCCGTCATCAAGGATCCGACCGACGTCGAGTCCGCTCGGAACGCGACTGACCGCTTCTAAGGGAGAGTTCTATGGATTTTGGTGAAGCAATCGCCGCACTGAAAGCTGGTGATCGGGTTACTCGCGCAGGGTGGAATGGCAGGGGAATGTTTCTCTATTACGTTCCCGCTGCATCGTACCCAGCGCAGCGCAATGAGCGCGGCACTATGCTGGGAGTCTTTCCTGACGACATGGTCCCGTACCGGGATTATATTGCGATGAAGACTGTCGACAACAATGTCGTGCCTTGGGTGGCGTCACAGACTGACGTCCTCGCTTCCGACTGGGAGATCTCTAATGTCTGATGGAACCGAAACACAAGAACTCCCGATCTACGACGACGGCCCGAGTGAGGACGTAGAGATCGAGATCACTGAGGACGATCTGGGCGAGAACCTAGCAGATTTCGATCTCGGTGACGACGAAGAGGAAGAGGCTGAGCCTGAGGCTGAGGCCGAAGAGGAAGCGGAGCCCGAGCCAGAGCCCGAGCCTGAGCCGGAAGAGAAGCCGAAGCGCCGCGACGCCCAACGCCGCATCGCCGAGCTTGCGCGCCGTGCTCAGGAGGCTGAGCGCCGTGCGCAGGAGATCGAGGCCAAGCTGGCTCAGGAGGCAGCTCTCCGCCAGCAATCCGACGTCGCCATGATGACGCACTATGAGAGCTCGCTCTCGGCGCGCATGAATGAGTTGAAGGCGAAGTGGATCGAGGCGGACAATCTGGGTGACCAGAGTGCCAAGTTCGACCTTAACGCCGAGATCGCTGCGATTCAGGCGGACCTCAATGGGGTCAAGCAGTGGCGCAGTCAGCAGCAGGCAGCGGCCGCTCAGGCTGAGCCGGCTCGTCAGCAGCAGGAGCCTGCCCGTCAGCAGCAGCCCACCCCGACGCTCGAGCCCACGACTGCTCAGTGGATCCAGAAGAACGAGTGGTTCCAGCCGAACACCCCGTCCTTCGATCCCGAGATGCACGAAGAGGCCACGCTCTACGCTCGCCGCGTTGAGCGCCGGTATCGTGCAGAAGGGCGTGAGGCAGACATCGGGTCTGTTGCGTACTTCACGGAGATCGACCGGCACATGCGCACGGAATTCCCCGACGCATTCGAAGACGCAGCACCACCGAAGAAGGCAGCACCGCCTATGACCCGCGACAAGACTGTCACCCCCGTGAGCCGCGCGGCACCTGAGGGGGCGGCGCAGAAGAACTCCAAGACCATCCGCCTGACTGCGGACCAGCGAAAGATGGCCCATCAGCTCGCTGAGTCTGGTGCCGTCAAGAAGCCGAATGGCGCTCGCATGACGCCGGCAGAGGCGGAGCGCTACTACGCGGTTCATCTGATGAAGCAAGCGCGGAGGTAATCATGACGTACGGAGAAAAGGCCGTTGGGCTGTCGTTCAATCCCGGCGGAAACGAAGATGTCCATGTGATGAAGAAGCATTTCGCTATGATCATCGACGTCATGGATGAACTGCGCCGCACTGCCAGTCAGGCTGGCGACGGCGAACAGGCGCGACTGGCATCGGTCGCAATCACGGAGGCGCAGACTGCGCAAATGTGGGCTGTGAAGGCCCTGACTTGGAAGGACTGATCATGGCACGTACATCCCGCTCGGCGCAGAGCCGCACCGCCACCACCCGCTCGGCAGGGCAGCGCTCTGTCCCGCAGAGCCACTACCAGTCGAAGCTCTATGTTCCGCAGGCAAAGGTGCCTGACGGCATGACCTACGCTTGGGTTCGCGAGTCCACGCTGAACGAACCCGACCCGGACAACATGACCGACCGCATGATCCGCGGCTGGTCTCCTGTGCCGGCGGCTCGCCACCCGGAGATGGTCCCGCCCCCGCTTCCCGGCTATGAAGGCATGGAAGTTTCGGTGATCCGTCGCGGCGGCCTGATCCTCTGCGAGAAGTTCACCGAAGAAGTGCAGGCTGCTCGCGAAGATCGTGATATCGAGAACATGGAAATGCTGCAGGACATCGCGTGGACCGGGCAGTCCGACCCGAACCTGCCTCGCTTCGAGGACCGCGACAGCGGCGTGTCATTCGAACGCGTGACCGCATTCAAGGATTAACAGCTCCGGCCACAGCCCATCCTCCCATTAGGCTGTGGACACCTAAGCCCCCGCCAGCTCCGTGCCGGCGGGGGTCTTTTTGTGTGAAAGTTGACAGTGTGTCGCACGCATAGTATTCTGAGGGCCTCGATGGTGGTCACGTATCCACCGACTACTCGACGCCCGTCACGTACCGGGCCGCAAAGCAGCGTTACGCTTCCGATAGCCGGTCACGTATCTGGCACACACCACCCAACCTTTGCATGGAGATTACCATGAGCTATGGTACCAATGCGCCGAATGGGCTTGTCCCCGTCAAGAAGCTCGACGGGAGTGCTTGGACCGGCGCCACGAACACCTACACGATCACTTCGACCTACGCGACGGCGCTGTTCCGCGGCGATCCGGTCACCATCCTGAACGACGGCACCCTCGGTGTTGGCTCTGCCGGCGCTGCTTGCGTTGGCGTGTTCTGGGGCGTGAAGTGGATTGACTCGACTGGCCGCGTGCGCTTCGAGAACTACTGGCCCGGCAACCCCGGCGTCCTGACCGGCTCGACCGTCGAAGCTATGGTGATCGATGACCCGAACACCGTGTTCTCGATTCAGGAAACCAGCGGCACCGGCACTGCGGGCACCCCGCTGGCTCTCGCCGACGTCGGCCTGAACGCGAACTTCCTGTATACCGCTGGCTCGACCGCCACGGGTACCTCGGCTGTCTCGCTGAACAACGCCTCGGAGGCCACGACCGACACGCTGAACCTGAAGATTCTGGGCCTCGACCCGACTCCGGGTAACGCGGTTGGCAGCTTCGCCAACTGGCTCGTGACCCTCAACAACCACCGCTACAAGACCGGCGTGACCGGCGTCTGATAGCGAGCAGGGAGTCTAGGAAATGGCAATTAATACCACCGCAATCCGCGACCTGCTCCGCCCGGGGCTGGCCGCTGTCTTTGGCGATTACCCGATGTATCCGGGTCAGTGGTCCGAGATCTTCGAGAAGCACACGTCCGATAAGGCCGTGGAAATCGAAGTCGAGGTCAAGCTGCTGGGTCTGGCCCAGATCAAGGCTGAAGGCGCCTCGACCGCCTATGGTGAAATGGGTCAGCGTTACGTCACGAACTACGTGAACCGCTACACCAGCATCGGCTTCATCATCACTCGTCAGGCTATCAAGGATAACCTGTACCAGTCGTCGTTCCCGCTGCAGGCGAAGGCTCTTCGTCAGTCGATGGAGCAGACCAAGGAAGTGCTCGGCGCCTCGGTGCTGAACAACGGCTTCTCGGCCAGCTTCCCGATTGGTGATGGTCAGCCGCTGTACTCGACCGCTCACCCCATCGACAACGGCACTGTGGCCAACACCTTCACGGTGCAGGCCGACCTGAACGAGACCTCGCTTCAGGACGCCATCGTCGGGGTTCAGCGCTTCCGTGACGCCGCCGGCCTTCGCATCATGACGAAGCCGACCAAGCTGATCGTGCCCGCTGAACTGCAGTGGACCGCGACCCGCCTGCTGCAGTCGCAGTTCCGCGTCGACACCGCGAACAATGACATCAACGCGATCTACAACAACTCGGCGGTTCCGCAGGGTCATCGCGTTAACATGTTCCTGACCGACACCAACTCGTGGTTCCTGCTGACGGACGCTCCGAACGGCTTCAAGTACTACGAGCGTGAAGCTCTCGAAACCGATGTCTACACGGACTTCGACACCGACAACCTCAAGGCCAAGGCCATTGAGCGTTACTCGTTCGGCTGCTCGAACTTCCGTGCGGGCTGGGGTTCGCAGGGCGCGTCGTAATCGGACAACGGGGGTGGCTTCGGTCACCCCCAGCTTTGGAGAGAACCCATGACTCACTTCTCTGATGGCGTCCGCGTCGGTCGGTATTTCGGTAACAATGGCACGGCAACGGTCCCCGGCGTTCCTCTGATGCCGATCTCGGTTTACGACATCGTTCCGGTTGCGCTCTCTGCTACCGCAGTGGCTGCGGCTCAGGCTGTCGCTGGTGCCGGCAACCTCACCATCAACGGCGCCTCGGCGTCGGGCGGCGTTGCTACTCTGGATGTTCCGCGCGCTGTCTCGGTCGTATCGTCCGCTGCGGGCGATACCACTCAGACCGCCACCGTTTATGGCACGGATGCGTATGGCGTCCCGATGACCGAAGCGATTGCTTTCAATGGCACCACCACGGTGGCTGGCCAGAAGGCTTTCAAAACCGTCACCCGGGTCGCCATTTCTGCTGCTCTTGCGGGGAACGCCAGTGTTGGTAGCACCGATATCCTTGGTCTGCCCTACCGGGTGGACAGCCGTAACTATGTCCTCACCGCATGGAACGGCGCGTTTGTCACCACCGGAACCTTCGCTGCGGCTGACACCACCAGCCCGGCGACGACGACGACCAACGACGTGCGTGGTACCTATCTGGTCCCGGACGCGTCGAATGGTACCAAGCGCCTGACTGTCTGGATCTACACGTCTGATGACGATACCCAGGCTGGCCTTTACGGCGTAGCTCAGGCATAAGAGCTGGGGCGGCTGGCTGGATTGGGACTTACCCGGTCGGAAGGTCGCCCCACTCACATGGAGGTTTTTATGCGAGGCAAGAAGGACTTTCAGTTCAAGGCTGAGCACAAGAACCCCAGCGGCGGCCTCAATGAAAAGGGCCGCGCAGCTTACAACAAAGCGACCGGCAGTAACCTGAAGCGACCGCAGCCCGAAGGTGGCGCGCGGCGTGATAGCTTTTGCGCCCGGATGAAGGGCATGAAGAGCAAGCTGACCTCGGAGAAGACCGCTAAGGATCCGAACAGCCGGATCAATAAATCCCTCCGGGCTTGGAACTGCTGACATGCGCGGCCGCAAAGATTCCCGCGTGAACGAGGCTGGGAACTACACGAAGCCCGGTTTGCGCAAGAAACTCTTTGACAGCATCAAGGCTAGCGCGACGCATGGTACGAAGGCTGGACAGTGGAGCGCCCGCAAGGCGCAGCTCCTCGCCAAGCAGTACAAGGCGAAAGGTGGTAGCTATGCCGATTAGGAAGCCCCAGCAATCCCTCAAGGACTGGACCAAGCAGAAGTGGACCACCAAGTCCGGGAAGCCGTCCAGCAAGACTGGTGAGCGCTACCTCCCGGAGTCCGCGATTAAGGCGCTGACGCCAGCTGAATATGCTGCTACAAGTAAGGCGAAGCGTGAGGGCAAGAAGGCTGGCAAGCAATTCGTTGCACAGCCGAAGTCCATCGCTAAGAAGACCGCCCGGTTCCGGTGACCTAAAGAGGACGAGAGAATGAAGCCGATCTCTGTAACTGTTGCTGATGCGAGCGCCGGCGCCAAGACGTCGAACCCCATCATCATGGACTATCACGGGCGCCCGGAAGTGTCGCTGCAGGTGGCTGTGACTGGGACGGTGAACTGGACTGTCCAGCAGACGCTCGACAACCCGAACGACCCAGACGCAACCGTGACGTGGTTCGATCACCCCGACACGAACATGGTGGCCCAGACCGTTAGTCGTCAGGGCAACTATGCCTACATCCCGACCGCGGTTCGTATTGCACTGTCGAGCGGCTCTGGCTCCGTCCGGCTGACCGTCGTGCAGGCGGGTCTGCAGGAGTAATGTCCTCCGGCCTGTACAGCGGCGTCTCGGGGCTGGCGCTCGGTGTCGGCCTCTATCGCAATGTAGCCGGCTT